CTCAATGTAGAGTGGGGGTCCCCTTATCGGATTTCCACTCAGCGAGTTGACGCACTGGGACCGTGTTTGCTCGCTAAACCCCGACCACACCGTTTTTACATTCATGACAGATCAAGATCCTCCAGAAGACCCACATAATGACTTCCCAGAGTCGTGGGAAACGTTTTGGCGAGATGGTGAGGCGTGGGGTCGTACTGATACGGAAAAAGAATTTAGACTCAACGCGGGCAGCACAGAGGTTCAGGACGGACGCTGTGGTACTCCGATCAAAGACTATGAGCGGCGGTACGGCGAGATTCGTTACTGTACCCAAATGCCCGAGTCAACGTTTGTAGATGATGGTTCGGATTATTGCCGAATGCACAAGTCGATGGACGCACTTATGAAACAAGCACACGAATTATTCAAGCACGGTTACTTCGCAAGTAACTATGTTAATTTTGCACAGAAGATTAGTGGTGAAAAGTTTCTGTTTGCTATTGAGATGTTCGATGGGCTTGTTGAACAGTCTCGCCACGATTTCGAGATTAAATACGATGGGCGGGCTATTGACATGTCTGAATCTAAATTTATTGCAGAAGATTCGGTAAATGTTGAACTGCCCTTCCCAACTAACAATCTCTTCAAGTTTCAGGCCCAAGAATTGTGGTACGCCTCTCTCGCGTCTGTGATGCAGCAGAACATGCACGAGACGGTTTTCGAAGAAGGTGTTAGCCAAGAGACAATTGCACAGTCTGCTGACATGGAGGGGAAAATTACTGATGTCAAATATGAGAAACAGGAACACCACCTCCACCTACCTATCTCCCGAGTATCTAAAGATATCAAAGAACACCTCAAAAACGGTGGTGTGTCGATTAAGGACGATGATGATGGTGGTGTCCTAACGTTCCAGAAAAACGATTACACGCTATCTGTGGGCGATGATGGGCCTGATTCAGACGGTGAGGAGAATGAAGTTGAGACACTCTCTGCTGATCAGTTTACCAAAGACGTAGAATCAGATGAGGCGGCTGCGGAGATCGAGGTCGAATAAATGTCTATTCATAAGAACATCCCAGAGGAGCTTCGTCAGCAGTTACCACATGATATTCGACTGTATATCAGGAACTTCTGGCAACATCCAAATGACCCAGAACGTGGATACGATTTCTACAACGATTCTGGAGATACGTTCCTTTCTTATATGGCCGATGAAGACGGTCCACTCGTTCCAAGCAACTGGGGAGATGTCGTTGTGCTGCTGTATGCACGTGGCTGCCTAAAGACCACCACCGCAACTGCTGCGGCTGAGTGGGCTGTTTCCGAATACCCGATGGTCGAAGTTGACGTGACAGCACCCCGCCGTAAACAGTTCGGTGAGGTGATGGACCGATTTAAGAAACACGTCAAACAGAGTGGTCTTTCATCGATCCGCAGTAAGGATAACGTTTCTCACCAAAAATTCGAACGTCAACTGAAGAAATCCAACGGTGATACAATCCACGTTGAGGCCGATGTAAAGGCCCGATCTGCGTGGGGAGATGGTGATGGTCTGCGTGGTCTGCACGGTCAGATCGGTATTATTGACGAGTTTCAGGACGTTGACGAGGGGATGTTCTCGACGTTCCTTGAAGCGGTCGATCAATCTGTTCCGCAGGTCGATTATTTCCCAACGATCATCGTCATTGGCACGCCTAAGATGGCAAGCTCATTTTTCCACGACCTATGGGAGATGTCCGATCAGAAGTCGTGGGACGCCGAGGAAGAGGCGTGGATCTCTCAGAGCGATGGAGATGAGTTCATCCCCGTAGAACTTGAAAAACAGCGTGAGGAGCTTACAGCGACCATAGAAGACTACGAGGAAATACTTGCTGGTGGGTCACTTGATAATCCAGAGGGAATGAGTGACAGCGAGTTTAAAGGTCGTATTCAAGAAATGACCGAAGCTCGTGACAGCATTCAAGGATATAATATTACTGGGTGGCACATTGACCAGCACGCCTCACCGCTGCACGATGATGCGAAGATCGAATTTAAGCGTCAGAAATACACGAAAAAGAAGTTTAATAACGAGGTTCTTGGGAAGTTCTACACTCCAGAGAACGACCTTCTATCTGACAAACACGTTGATGAACGACTAATTCCAGATAAAGGATTTATGAACAAACGTGAGTTTGACGACTCTACGGTTGTAATAGGTGTAGACTGGGGTGGTGGCTCTGGTGAGGATGCTTCGGACACGGTTATCGTAGTTGGCGAGCAGATCGAGTACGATGATGACCACACCATCGTTGTCCGTGACGTTGAGATGGTCGATTCAGACCTCAATAAGCAAGACGAACTTGATCTCGTTGAAGAGAAGATCCGCGACTACGAGGCTGATGTGGTCGCCGTAGACGAAGGGTATGGGGCAAAGCAGCGTGAGGATCTGCAAGAAGGCAACAGCATCTGGAACGACGATGGGTGGGATCAGGTGTGTGGGGTTATCTACGGCAATATTAAGGACAAGGACGAACCTAAGTTTTCCAACAGTAACTCCACCGATTCAGCATTTTGTACGGTCGCCCGCACACACATGATCGAAGGAATGGTTGACGACTTTAAAGGTGGACATATTGACATTCCAGCGGCTGATCTTTCGTTCGACCGAGATGGTGATGGAACGATGCTCAAAGACCAGTTGACTGCTCCATACACTGATCGTGTCGAAACGTCAGACGGGAAGAAGAAGTTGAAGGTGTTGTCTGATCGAAATGACGATGCTTGTCACGCATTCACATACATGTGGATTGCGGCAAACAAGTTTGGTTCACGTCGGACTCTCAAATCCATCTCGACCAATTCGCGGAAAGGATACTAATAAATGGCATTCGATACTGACGGAAGCGTTCACGAGAATACAGACGCCAGCACGAGCTATGAGACGGGCGGTACAAGTACTAAAAACTATTCCACAAAGACCGCCTCCGAGAAGGCGGGAGTTGGGAGTAAGCGTGGTGACTCGTCTGACGAGGTTGATCCACGGAAACTCATGGGAGATCCGACGACCAACGACATTCGGTGGGTCTATCGGACTTCTTTCGCCAAGACACTGGTAGATAAACCCATCGATGATGCTTTTAAAAATGGGTTTGAGATTAAGCGAGACATGGACGGAAAGCAGTCGAAGCAACTCCGTGACGTAGAAAACGTCTATTATGACAACGATTTTGTACGCAACTACCAGTTAGCCCAGAAGAAGGCCCGACGTGATGGCTTTGCTGTCACGTTCATGGTGCTTAATGATGATTCTGAGGGCGTCTATGTTGATCCACTGGACGACGATGTGAACGTCAAATCCATCAAGAAGCTACAAACGTTCACGCTTGATGATATGTCTAAGTACTACGGTGGGAACAGCCCACCGAAAGGCCGCATCTCGGAGCAGATTCCATACGACCCAGATAGATATATCATCCGTAGTACTGGTATCGTAGTTGATATGGAACCCACATCTGGGACGTACAAAGAGCCACTGGGGTATCTTGTCGGTCGAGATAACGCCCGTCGCCACCACAAACTCGACTTTATCCATGCGAATCGGTGTTTCCATTACTCGTGGAACCCTGAAGTTGACGGTGATTTGGAAGATGATACCCTCGGTGAGTTTGAGGGTGATTCCAGTCTCATCACCGTCTATCACATCATGAAAGGCATTAAGAAGGGCAACTGGTCTATCATGCAGACGCTCTTCCGATACGCCTCTAAACTCTACCACATCGAACTGCCAGAAGATGCAGACGAGGATGATAAAGAAGAGGCCGAAGAGCAGTTGCAGAACTTGAACGCCAAAAGCGAGATCATTACGCCAAACGGCTACGAGATGTCAGATTTCCAAACTGATGGACAGTTGCAGCCGCGTGAGTATTTCGACGTTCTATTCGATCAGGTCTGTGCCTCAATGGAAATGACTAAGAGCGTCCTCTTTGGGACGCAGACTGGCGTTGTGAGCGGTTCCGAGACGGACATCAAGAACTACTTCAACCAAGTCCAAAGAATGCGTCAGAATCGCATTGTGGACGATATGAAGGAGTTTGCACGGCGGTACTTCCGCATGATGGATGATCGGACTGACTCGGAGGAGTACGAAACAGACTTTGAGATTGAATGGGGGCCACTGTTCAAACTCTCCGACCTCAATCAAGCAGAAACGCTTACACGGACCATGCAGACGCTTTCGGCGGCTATCAACTCATTCGTCATGACGCCGCAAGAAGCGCGGTCAGTCCTCCGAGAAGAGTGGTCAGAGGCCGATATTGAGTGGAACGATGATTTCAGTGAGGAAGAGGTGCAGTTCCTTGAATCGATCAACGTCCATCAACAGGGCGGTGAGACAAGTGAAGAGAAAATGAAGGGTTCGACGCAGCAGCAAAATGGTGGAGGTCAGAGTTACGGAAATACTACTGCATCTGAGAATCCTTCTACAGATTCATTGAGTGAGGCCGATGTCGAGGCCATTGCTCAGAGAGTCGCACAGATTCAGAATTAATGAGTAATACAGACACAGCTGGCATGGGCCGAGAAGTGGTGATTAAAACCCGAGAGTCGGCTTAAAGTAGATGAGCGAGGAGTATCTATTCACACAAGACGCTGGCACTGTGTCGTATGATTCGTGCAACATAGATGGGATCACTGTTGACGATGACGGCACTGCTGCGTTTGACTGGAATGAGATCCCCGTAGTCGAGATCGATGAGCCTCCTCACGCCGAGGCATTTGAGACTGATACTTTCTATAATATTTCTGACGCCACTGTAGCGCGTCCGATCAAACAACCATACATCGAAAACGACTCCGTAACATGGCTAAAGAAACCCGCTGAGGAGCTACGTAAAATGGCGTGGTCGCTTGATAATGCTCCTTACACGCTTGGCCACCCCGATACGGGAATGGTCAAACGTGTTGAAGATATTCATGGTTTCTGGAAAAGTCCTCACTATGATTCAGATGAGGAACGACTGAAAGAAGACCTCTACGTTCCAACGAACGATTCTGAGGCGAAGGAGTTCGTTGAACAGAATCAAGACGTGTCTGTTGGATTCTACAACCGTCGTGCTGCTGAGTATGACGGCGACACTGGAGATCTGACGGACGACGAGGTTGATGGTTTTCAGGTCGATATGTACGGTAATCATATTGCTGGCGTGAAGCGTGGTCGGTGCAGCGAGGCCGAGGGGTGCGGTCTGGACGAGGGTGTTCAGGCTGGAAAGATTATTTCTGAAACTGTAGACGATGCGGATGTTGGTGGGGACGGGGACGCCGATGAAAATTGTGACCCGTGTACTAAAACTATGACAGATAACGACGACGATAGCGGTTTCGACATTACCGTTAAAACTGACGACCTATCTCTGGATAGCCTTGAAGAACAGTTCGACCGAGTGGCGGAACTACGGGAGTCTTATGACGCGGCTACTGAGTCGCTGAATGAGATCCGTGAAGACCTTGATGAGCATGATTTTGACGTGGACGCAGACGAGTGCCCGTGCGAAACTGTCGAAGAGGTTCTACACAGCCATGACGACCTTGAGAGCGAACTGGGTGAGGTTCGTGAAGAGCTTGATGGATATCGGGCCGAAGAGGTCGATGAGGCACTTGATGAACTTGTCGAACTGAACGCTGATCGGGATCAGTGGGAAGACGCTGACCTCGATGAAATCCGTGAGGAGATCGACCGTCGTGAGGAAGTTCTCGACGGTATTGACACGACTACGAAGGGTGCTGGCAGTGGTGCCGAAGAAACCACGGACGAAGACGACACTGAAAAGACCCTAAGTGGGCGTCGTACATTCGGTCGTGGACACAACGCATAAGACCTGTTATACGGCTTAATACAGAGAAAGCAGACCTTAACTCATTAAACTATGGCAGTTAATTTTTACATTGAAGAGGCTGATCGGAGTTCCGAAAGTGGCATTGCTGATGAAAATGTCACGGCTGGAACATTGATCAGCGACAACGGTAGCGGTGTTAGTTTCACGTCGTTTGCTGATGGTGACTATACTGGACTCGCGCTGTACGACCCAGAGTACCTATTGGCATACGATGATCGAGATGTTGCAGGTGATAGCTACGAGGTTGATGACCGCGTTAAATATCACCCACGAGAAGGTTCGGCAGTTGTCAAAGTCCGAACCATCGAAGAAACTACGGACGGTATTACGACCGCTCCGAGTATTTCTCACAAAGATGTCGTTGGTTTCGTTGATGAGACCGACGCAGATGCACCTACGTCGAAGGGACGACTTGTAGAAGAGGGCTATACTAACGATGAAAACGACGATGCTGCAACTACGACCTACAATCGGTCGAACGGCAATTTCATCGCTATTGGTGAAGCCCGCCGACCAGCAAAACAGAATGGGGATTCGGTTACGGACTTCGATACGACCGTCCGTGTTCGACTCTATTCCGAGGTCAAAAACTGAGGTACTTAAATAATGGCAACTACTTCTTTCCTTACTGAAAAAGCACAGACTCTACTTGAACCCGATGAAGATTTGATGCTTCGTCGGAGTGGCCGCGACCGTCGTGGGATTCGCCGCGAACTGGCTCCGACGACTGAAATGGAACGCGGCACTCGCTATGTCGAAGAGGGGGACGGTGTGTATGTCGATGCTAAGTCCGACATGCCAACGTCCGACACTTCGGTTGGCGAGGTTCTTGGGAACGTGGACATTGTTCGCTACGTTGGCGACAATGTTCGCATCCCACGTATGACTCACAGCATGACGCTGGACTCGGAGGATCTGGCCATCGACGGCGCAGAAGAAAAGGTCCGTCGAGCGCAGGACGCCCTCATGGAGATGTTCGATATTCAGGCCGATCTCCAGTTCCTTGAAGGGATTACCGACGAAGAGGGTAATACTGTCCAGCAAGGCGTATTCAGTTGGCTTGACGCCAATATCGATTCGAACAACGTCATTGACGCTTCGACTCTCGATGTCAGTTCCGACCTGAACGGTGTTCCCGCAAACATTGTCGTTCAGGAGGCTTATTCGAGGACCAGCGGTGAATACGTTGACGATGCATGGGACATGGTTCTTTGGGACCACCAGACCCGTGCCAACTGGAACCAGATTGACAACAACAGCGGTGTTCGTCAGTCGAGTCAGTGGCTCGATCTCGGTTCGGATGTTCAGGGCGTTGGCAATTCTCTTGTCAACGATGCGGTCCTAATCCCCGACAAGATCGGACTCAATACCGCGCCCGATGCGACTGATTCGCTCCAGTTCGATATCTCCTTCCCAGACGATTCGATGTACCTAATCCCCGACCACGGTGGGGATTTCTTCCAGATGTACGAGCAGCCTGAGCCAACACTGGTTCAGGAGCCGCTTCGGAAGAATGGTGCGAAGGTCGAGTACGAATACTACTGGCGTGGTGGACAGGCATTCGGCTTCGGTTCGAACCAGACTGATCAGTACGACAACACTGCAAAAGACGTTGTTCGTATTGACAATGTGTCGAGCCTCTTCTAGATTAGGATAGAATGAGTGAAGCTAATCGTTCGGCCGAAGAAATTTCGTATCGGGATCAGCGTGCAGATGAACGATTAGACCATCACGATGATCGTATTACCCGCATGGAGAAATTTGGGTATGTTCTCGTCGGGTATTTGCTTGCAGAAAACGCTCTTGGTAACGGATTAACAAGTCAGCTTATTGGACTCATTTAAATGGCACTTCCACCTTTCGCACTAACGTCTGACACTGAACTGAAAGACGCAGTTCGGGACAAGACGAGTTACAACGATAGTGCTGATGAAATGCCCGCCACGCAGATGGACGGCCTTCTGGACGACGCCAAACGTGTGCTATACATGCGTACTGAGTCCGATAAGTGGTACAATGACGTTGGATATGGGCAAGCACTGTCTGCCCTTACTGCAATGAAGGCGAAGGCAGCAGTGGAGAATGTCAATATCCAATCATACGGGATTGGTAATGAGAACGTCATGTTTTCGAACGCTGATCCTGAATCCAGCCAACAGCTTACTGCATGGTCTGCTGAGATCAACGAGGGTATCGAGAAGAGTAACCTCAACTTCGACAAGGGCGGTAGTGCGTCTTTCAGCAACACGTCTTCTTATATAGGATAAATGGTACGATCAACTGGCTTCTCTCGCTCAAGAGCATTGGGTGGGATTACACGCATTATCGGGGCCAGAGCAACTGCTAAAACATTTACGAATCCTACTAAAACTAAAGGCAGTCTGGACCAAACCAATGAAACCACCTCCGAATACAGTCTGGACGTATGGCTGTTTGACCCCGAAGAGAACGTCGTTGGTGTAGATGCTGGTGAACGTGTAACTGGGGATCTCGGTGGACTCATCGTAGACGATGGGACCAACAGTGAACCAGTTGACAAAGACGACAGAATCGTTCACGGTGGAGTAGAATACGAGGCAGACACCGTAATTGGCGTTCCAGACGACGAGAACGTGAATTACTGGACGGTTTCATTTATTCGGAGACAATAATGCCGTCTAATATTCATTCCGTCATTAAAGACATTGAAGATGTAAAGAAAGATGTCCATCGGAAACCCTACAATGCTGCGATTGACGAGATGGCCGCCCTCCAGTCAGTTATCGTAGCTAACGTTGCAGAAGATGCGAGTTGGACTGGTCAGTTGTCTAATGCAATCAAATCCCACGGCGTAGATACAGAGGATTCGGGTCATTCCTTCCGAGTCGCTGTGGGTGTGGATACGACAATTGCCCCGTATGCGGGTGTGGTTGAGTTTGGAAGTGGATCTCGACTCAACAAAAGTAGCGCATTCTCACTGCCCGCACCTACTCCAGATACATATCCATATTCTGATGGTTATCCATATGAGTCCCCCAGTGGCGTCTCTGAGGGACTTTTGGATGATCTTGAGGAATGGGTCAAAACTAAGCCAGTTGTCCCTAAGGAGGACAGTGACGGCCCTGAAGAGCTTGCACAGAAGATAGCTCATACTATTGTTGAGAAGGGTACGTATGCCCATCCATTCCTTCGACCTGCATGGTTTAATCACAGTCGCAGAATTAAAAAAACTATCAGAATGATGGTTCGGAGGGCTTTCCGATAATGGCTACCCGCAGAGATATTCGTGAAGGATTCTACAGCCATCTGGAGGCTGCTTCTGATGGTATTGTCCCTCCCGAGAATATCGGTGAGATTCAGCCCAACGACTCGGAGGGGTATCCCGCAATCACCCACGCCGACGACTGGCGTAAGATTCCGATGAACGATGGGACCAACGCCCCAGTAGGCTTGGAGCGTGATGAGAACGGCGACATCACTGGTCAAATATATCAGAAAGTCCACGAGGGTTCGTTTGGTGTGTCGATCAAACACACGGATGAGAGCGAACGTGAGACAATCTACGAGATGGTTCGTAGCTATTTCGAGAAATACGAGGATAAACCATGGGACGAGACTGAGATTCATGAAGACGTTGAGTGGGTAAACGTCCTCAATGCAACGTCTGACGACGATACGGATTCACGGCCAGTAGTTCGTGGTGACAGACTCATTATCCGTATTGGTTTCACTCGAAACAAAGTGAACAAAACCGATTCAATCGACGCGATTGGTCAAGATGTGTCACCGTAATTAACTTTAGTGATATAACATATGACAACATTTGGAACAACTGATTATCCATCGTCCAACGTCACTGTCGATAGTGGCGGTACGATTGCAGTTTCGGCTGCTTTCGAAAACACGATTGGTATTGTTGGTGGTATGGATACCGAAAATGGTAGTGCGAATACTGGAGAAACTATCCGAGTTTCGTCCAGCGGTGCTACTAACCAATTCGGTGAAGATTCCGAACTGAAAGATGCTGTGGATCTGGCAGCGAGCAATGGTGCAAATACCATCTATGCGTGCCCAGTCCCCGAAACGGAGACAACCGAAAGCATTTCTGCAACTACAAGTGGGACACTTGACAACGTTCCTATCTTCGATCCGAACGTTCATGACGAACACGAACTATCGGGGACAGACACCTCCGAGTCTGCTGAACTAACGTTCAACGTAGTTTACGAAAGTCCTCCAAGTACCCCCACGGAAGATAATACGATCAATGTCAATCCGAATACGGGGGAATTCGAGGCTGATGAGTCGTCTGACTACGATATCACCTATACATATGGTGATTACGACACGGCCATTGCGGATCTTACGAAAAAGGTTCCACGAACGGTGGCCGTTGGAACAGAAAGTATTACTACAGCGAATACTCTTCTGACGACCCTCAACACCTACGCACAGACGTTCGACTTCATGCACGGGTTTGTGGGTGCAGAGCCAGACCTCACTCCAGCAGACTACAGTAATACGCTCGATGATCGACGCATTTCGGTTGTTGGGCCGTCGCGTGGATACACTGATACAGCGAATATGAATATGGTTCGGACTGTTAACGCGGTCGCTGCAACTCAGTCTGCAAAACCACTTGGTGAGTCTACGACCGCAGATTCGATTAGCGGCATTGTAGACATCTATCAGGACTTCTCTGGTGACTTCAAAAAACTGACAGATGTACAGGTTCTCCCGCTACGTAAGAGTGGAAATATCGAAATCGTGAAGGATATGACCTCCTCAACTGATGTGAAGTTCGAACGCATCTACGCCTCTGAGGTGACTGATGAGGCTTCGGAGATTTCGAACCGCATCTCGTCACAGTTCATTGGCGAACCCAACACTGGGACGAATCGGAACCTACTTGCCGAATCTCACGACTCGTCCTACGCTGAGATGCAACGGGACAACATTCTCGACGCCTATCAGATTGACATTGTGGAGGGTGCTGACCCCAACACGCTCGATCTCGATATCGCTCTCGACATTGTTGACGTGATTGATTTCATCACTGTGGATATTACTGTCGGTGATATTGTCGAGAATGGGGGTGCTTCGTAAGGAGTTGATATTCTATGACATGGAAACCTACTAACACAAACGACGTTGAACTAGTTGTCAGTATTGTTGATCGAGACGAGTCTGGTACTCGTACTGGAACGCGAAAGATCGCTGACACTGCTGCGGTTGTTGTTGAAGAATTCTCCATCGACAGCGAAGAGGATATGGAGGCCCTATCTGGCATTGGCAATGCGGAAGCCCGTGGCATTAGTCAGGGCGATGTCGAGCATTCGTTCTCGTTCAATATTCAGGGTGAGGATGCTGAATTGTTCAAGGATCTCGCATCCGATGATGGTCGCGCAAACGAGCTTGAAATCATCGTTCGACTGGAAGACTATCGTGACAAGCTTATCGGTGCAAAGGCTGGTACGAGGAGTCTGTCGGGGTCGAGTGGCGATTCGACCGAGTACGAGGCTGCTGGTATCTTTA